ACATTTCTATGCTAATAACGCCCAAGAAATGGTAATTCAAGCAAACGTTGTAGCACCCGGGGCAGACGATGGAACAGCTTTAGGAGATGCAGATCAGCGTTGGTCTGACTTATTTCTTGCAGAAGGAGGTGTAATCAATTTTGATAATGGTGATGTCACAATTACCCAAACTGGCAATAATTTAGCCATAGCAGGAACCACAGGTACTAATTTTGTAGGACACATAACGGCATCTAGTAATATAAGTGCCAGTGGTAATATAATAGGTCCAAATTTAATCGCTGATAGTGCTTCATTCAGTACAAGAACCACCGCATTAGAAGGAAATGGTGTGTTTACGGCCGCAGGCATTTCTGGGTCATTTGTAGCACCTAGTGCTTCATTCAGTACAAGGGTTACTGCTGCAGAAGTTATAACCGGAAAAACTTTAATTTCAAGTTCCCTACAAGCATTTACTAATATAACAGCATCGGGTAATATAAGTGCAAGTGGTACAATTATAGGACTTGCTGCACAGATTCATGGAAATAGTTATGTTGATGGAAAATTAGGAATTAATGCAACAACACAACCACCAGGAGTATTTGAGGTAACCGGTGATTCTAATTTTATAGGACACATAACAGCCTCAGGTAATATAAGTGCAAGTGGAAATATAATAGGCCCTAATTTAATTGCAGATAGCGCTTCATTCTCAACCAGAGTGACTTTAAATGATGCAAAAGTTACTAACGCAGATCAAGACTTATCTGCATTAGCATTAAAAACGGGGATATCAGGCTCATTTACAGAGCCAAGCGCTTCAATCTCAACTAGATTAACAACGGCAGAATCTACTACGGCTAATAGAATATTTAATCACATAACAGCATCAGGTAATATAAGCTCAAGTGGTACTATAACAGGTAACTCAATAGTAGGTACATTAGGAACAGCAGCCCAAACTAATATAACATCATTAGGTACATTATCAGCCTTAACAGTTGATAATTTAAACTTAAATGATACTAGTATATCATCTACTGCTGATGGTGATGTATATTTAACTATAGGCACTAGTGGTTTTGATTTTGAAGCTAATGCTGGAGATAAATTTTTATATAACGCACAACAAAATAACGTAGATCTCCAGTACGCTAGTGAAAATGATCAAAATGTATTTTATATTGATGCTTCTACTGATAATGTAGGTATAGGAGATGCAACCCCAACAGCTAAACTAGATGTAGTCGGAAATATAAATACAACTTCCCACATAACAGCATCAGGTAATATAAGTTCAAGTGGAACAATAACAGCAAATGCATTTGTTGGCAATATTACTGGTGATTTAACAGGCGAAGCTGATACAGTAGCAACTATTGCAGGCTTAGCACCAAATACGGCAACAACACAAGCAACACAAGGAGCTATAACATCTGTTGGTACATTATCAGCCTTAACAGTATCTGGTGATATAACAGCAAATGGGGATATAGTAGGTGATGATGTTACTGATATTACAAATATGAGGCACATATCTGCTAATAGATTAATAGCTGCAGCAGGCGGTGTTACAAGCCAAATAACATTAAGTGACGGAGGTATGGAAATAATAGCCGGGTCTACAACATTTACGTCTAACATAACCGGTAGTATATTAAATAATGTCAACCAAAATATCTACAATACAGGTTCATTAGCTTTAAATGCTAATAGTGCATTTGGAGATATAGTTAAATTTGGTTTTACTACTACAGTAGCAGGAGGAGTATATTTTTTAAATGGTACTGGAGGATGGACTTTAACTCAAGCCAATGCTGCTGCTACATCTACTGGATCTTTAGCAGTTGCTGTTGGTACTAATTCTACAATTCATGGTATGTGCCTTAGAGGATTTGCCAATCCCTTTACAGATCCTAGTGCGGGAATTGGCAATCCAGTATATTTAAGTGACACTCACGCTGGAAGAATATTAGCAGCACCCCCAAGTAGTACTAATGATGTTGTAAGAATAGTAGGTTACCAATATGGTCCAGATTTAATTTACTTCAACCCAAGTAACGACTTTATAATACACGCATAATATGGCAACAGTAATACTAAGACCAAGCTCAGCAATTAGCGGAGGTAGCTTTAAAGATGAATCAAACACGGCTGGTATTAACGTAGCTAAAATAAACGACTCTAGCAACTCTACATTTCTCTACAACGCGTCTACAAATCAAACTATGTTACTTGCGTTAGATGACACAAGCGGATTAAGTGGAGCTACGTTTAATAGTTTTGTTGTTACTGCGATATTTCAAAAACATGCGGGAAGAGGATCTGACGCTAGCTTTGAGGTAAAGATAGGTGACGGTTCATCATTAACAACTTTTGGATTTGTTTCTGATAATGTTTTTGTTACAACAAACTCCTCTCCTACAACTATTAATGCGAATGCTATATTCTTTGGGGGTAGTGTTTCTGCTAGCGATGTGGATGACATGAGACTTTCGGTAACTACTACTGACGCGTCACAAAATAGATTTTTTGAACTCTTCGTAACAGTAGACTACACAGAATCAGCCTCTGGTCCTGCAAATCTTACATCATACAATGGAATTGCTAAAGCAAGTATTACTTCTATAAATGGAATTACTATGGCTAATATTACAACATTAAATGGAATAAGTTAATGGTTTCTAAAATTAACATATATGTATATGCACACATAAAATAATAAAAGTTATGGCTATTAAAGAATCAAAAAAATTAGAAACTCAAGAGTTAGAATCTCTACTTAAACTAAGAAAAAAAAATAATAATTTAATTTTCCAAAGAGGGCAATTAGGATTAGCTGAGGATAATTTACAATCACAAAAAACAATCCTTTTAGAAGAATTCCAAAAAATATCCAAAGAAGAACAAACGATTTCAACACAACTTTTTGAAAAGTATGGAAAAGGAGAAGTAAATATTGAAGATGGTACTATTACCCCAGTAGAGTAAACCCTCTATATAGGTTCAGATATTCCCTAGATATTTATTATTGACTTTCCTTCATCATGGTTTTGATGAAAAAATTCATATTTATATATAACAACAATAATCTAGAAAATAATGGCTGAAGCAATAGTATCACCTGGTGTATTTCAACGAGAAACAGACCAATCTTTCATCACACCTACTCCAGTAGAAGTAGGAGCGGCAATTATAGGCCCCACTGTTAAAGGGCCTGTAGAACAACCTACTGTAGTAAGTTCATTTGCTGATTATAAAAACAAATTTGGAACAACTTTTACTTCTGCTTCTGAAGACCTTGAATTTTTTACCTCAATAGCAGCACAAAAATTCTTTGCTAATGGGGGTAATAGTATGTTAATTACTAGAGTATCATCAGGTTCATATACCTCTGCTACATCTACAACTTTAACATCTTCACATCCAACACTAACAACCATAAGTCCTTTTACTCTAAAAACTATAGGAGCAGGAGAAATATTTAATAATGCTGTTAATAAGAATGCATCCTCAATAAATCAATTTTCTGATAGTTCGTTATCAACGGGGTCTAAAGATAATTTAAGATGGGAAGTTACAGGAATTAACACTTCAGCAGGTACATTTAATCTAACAATTAGAAGAGGAGATGATAATAAGAATAATAAAATTATTCTTGAAACTTTTGTAGGATGTAGTCTAGATCCAAAATCAGAAAATTATATTAAAAGAGTAGTAGGAGACCAATTTCTCTCACAAGCTACTTATGAAGGCCAAACAGTAATTAGAACAAATGGCGATTACCCAAACCAATCTAAATTAATATTTGTAGATAGTGTAGGTTTAAAAACTTCAGAGTATCTTAGAATTGATGGTAGTGTAGGAACTGACGATGGTGGTGCACTATACAGTGCTAGTTTACCACTAGCCCAAAGTGGCTCATTCTTTGGAGCTGATGGTAAAGAGCCAGGTAATGCAAATTATCCACTCCCACCAACTACATTTGACAAAATATCATCTACTAATACCCAGGGATTATTATCTAGTAACTATACAAAAGCCTTTAATATTCTAGAAAATAAAGATGAATACAGATTTGCTACTTTAACTACACCAGGAGCTTATAATTCAGATTATGCTTCTGTAGTAGCATCAGGAATTGCACTTTGTGAAAAAAGAGGAGATTGTTTCTACATAGCAGATATGGTAGCTTACAATAAAACTGTAGCTAACGTAACCTCAGAAGCAGGTGAGTTAAATACTAATTTTGCAGGTACTTACTGGCCATGGGTTCAAGTACCCTCTACTGAATTAAGTAGAAATGTATGGTGTCCCGCTTCAACGGTAATGCAAGGGGTTTATGCCGCTAATGATAAAATAGCAGCTCCATGGTTTGCACCAGCGGGTCTAAACAGAGGAGGCTTACCAATTATAAGAACAGAATTTAAAGTAACTCAAGCCTTAAGAGATACATTATATGATAATAAAGTTAACCCACTTGCTACTTTCCCAAAGGTAGGACCTGTAGCATATGGCCAAAAAACACTTCAAAAGAAAGCAAGTGCTTTAGATCGTATTAATGTAAGAAGATTACTTATTTCTCTTAAAAACTTTATAGGAGATACTAGTAAACAATTAGTATTTGAACAAAACACAACCGTAACTAGAAATAGATTTTTAAACGCAGTCAACCCATTCTTAGAATCTGTCCAACAAAGACAAGGACTATTCGCCTTTAGGGTAGTAATGGATGAAAGCAATAACACCGCTGATGCAATAGATAGAAACCAACTAGTAGGTCAGATATTTATCCAACCAACTAGAACAGCTGAATTTATAATTTTAGATTACACTATCCAACCAACGGGAGCTACATTTAATGACTAAAAGTTAAAAAACTCTATATTTATAACAAAATAACAACACAATGGCAATACTTAGCTCAGCAGATATGTTTTTCACGGCCTACGAGCCCAAATTATCAAATAGATTTATATTTTATATAGATGGCATTCCAGCTTATTTGATAAAAAAAGCAGACAGACCAAAATACACATCAGAAGAAGTAGTTCTTGACCATATTAACGTTAAAAGAAAAGTAAAAGGTAAATCTGATTGGAGTCCAATTACTTGTACTTTATATGATCCTGTAACTCCCTCAGGAGCACAAGCGGTAATGGAATGGGTTCGTTTACACCACGAGTCAGTAACAGGTAGAGATGGTTATTCTGATTTTTATAAAAAAGACATCAGATTTAATACCTTAGGCCCTGTAGGTGACGTTGTTGAAGAATGGATTTGTAAAGGAGCCTTTGTAACAGGTGTTGAATTTGGAAGTGGTGATTGGACATCTTCTACTCCTATGGAAATTAGTTTAACAATTTCAATGGATTATGCGATCTTAAATTACTAAGACTTTTTTAAAAACAAAAAATTAGAGAGGTGCGTAAGCACCTCTTTTTTGTATATGTATATGCAAACATACAAGTTATAAAATGGAAAATAAACAACTATTCCCTACTGAAGAAGTTACTTTACCTTCAAAGGGATTAATTTACCCCCAAGACAATCCTCTTTCAAAAGGTGTATTAGAGATGAAATACATGACTGCAAAAGAAGAAGATATCCTTACAAATGGAAGTTACATTAAAAACGGAACTGTAATAGATAAATTATTAAAATCTTTAATAGTAACACCTATAGACTATAATGATATAGTAGTAGGAGATAAAAATGCAATCATGATTGCTGCTCGTGTTTTAGGATATGGTAAAGATTACACCTTTACTATAGAAGATGAAGAGCATACAGTCGACCTTACAGAAGTAAAGGATAAAGAATTAAAGGAAGAATATCTTATATCTAAAGGACAAAATGAATTTAAATTTAAACTTCCTACAGTTAAAAAGTCCTTAACTTTTAAATTTCTTACTCATGGAGATGAAAAAAAAATTGATAATGAGGTTAAAGGAATTAAAAGAGCCAAAAAAGGAGAATCCCCAGAATCTAGCACTCGATTAAAGTATATGATACTATCCGTAGATGGTGATTCTGAAAGCAAAACTATAAGAGAATTTGTAGATAATCAATTACTAGCACGTGATGCAAGAGCATTAAGAGCA